TAGTATATCTTTACTGGCTTCAAGTTGAACATACTCACTTTTAGCTGATTGACTTAGCTCTAACATCTTATGAGAAGCTTTCGTAGCATTCAATCCAATTGTTTCTCTAATCCTTTGTTGCATGTACTCTTGTATATGTGGCAACCTCAAAGTCTTACTGGCTGTCACTCTTCCTGATTCACCACTTGCATAACCTGCAATAATACTTGCTTCTTTTATACTACAACCATTTGCTACATAAGTATCAACTAACAGCCTTTGTCGTTTGGTCATTCTTATCTTATCCAACACGATAACACCCCCTTACCCCCTCTTTTTAAAACACAAACAAAAACATTGTCAAGGGTATTTATCAAACGCACACTCACACACAAATACACACAACCTCATGCCATACTGATTCAGAAACGCAACGATTTCCAGTCTAAGCTAATCATCAGTATCTAGGCAAGTGGTCGCTAAAGAAGCGACAAGGGTTGCCTAGCTACTGTGAATCGCATAAGACCCCAAACCGTTAACCGATCGTTGCGTTTCTCGGAGTCTGTATGGCATGCAAAGGAGTATGATTCAAGAAAAGTCATTACAAACTAAATATGAAACATATTTAGTTGTTCTTTACATAACACGCAAAGAACCAAACGTGATGTTTTTCGGGGAAGCAAACTCCGCTCGAAAGCATATCATACCAGTAAAGAGTAACTGTTATGCTCTGTTTTCTATGCACACAAGTATTGCATAACAGTTATCAGCTAAAGCTGACTAACGCTCTTGACTTGGTATGTGTACAACAATGTGATTTGCTTCCCCAAAAAACTGAAGTGAATCATCAACAATAACGTAAACTAGACAACAAAGGAGAATAACATGTCTAAATCAACAAACGAAAGAATCTTTGACATTATGAGCTTAATAATTGACGAGATCAACACTGACCAACTTGACACACCTGACAGAAGAGTCAACGAAGTATCAGGAGAAATCAATCCTTACTACAATCGTGACGCTGTCTACTTTCTAGGTGGCATTATCAATCAAATAGCTTGGTCTTTATCTTCAAAGAGTAAATATATCAACGATATCGAGCATAAGATGGCAACTGAAACAGAAAACAATCCAACTAATGCAGATACCGAAGCATTAGGTAGAGCCATGACAACAGCATCAGCATCTTACCAAAATGCTTTGTTCATATACGATCTCTTTGTCAACACATTCAATGCTCTAACTGGTTGGACATGGAATGATGGCAAACAAACTGAAGACTTTGGACAAAAATGGTTTGCAGAATACAAAGACAATCTTAATGGCAACAAGTACAGTACAAAGTACTCAGCCAAAGACAGAGAAGATACAATCAAAAAAGCAGTTGCTCAACAACTCAAGAAACTAGCAATTGTAGATTCAAAGTCAAGCAAATAAACATCAGGCAGGGGTTAACAGCTCCTGCCTTTTTTTTTATGCTTCGACTTCTTTTGACTCGCCAAAAGAAGCAAAACCGACTTCCATTTTAGAAACGGAAGCCAAACGACCTAACTATACAAAAATCAAAGCTATAGATGAAAATTCCAGGCTCGTTCCTCGCTTGGAATTATTCACGACAAAATGCTAATACTATTTACACAACAGTTGGAAGTGGCAACTCAAGTTAGTAGTAGCAAATCCAAACAAATTGCATTCATTATTTCAAATTGTAAAATGAAAGTGAGGTAATCAAATGATAAATGTAATGTGTATTATTGTAGGTACAATAACTGTAATGTTATCACTCATGTTTTGCTATGAGTATTCAGGTGGAGATGAATGGCTGTACCTATTTATATTAAGTTATACTTGTGGTCTATGTACTGCAGTATATGGAGTAACCAACATATGTGAAAGGAGAGAAAAATGAATCACATAACACAAATCAAAAGCTTACAACCAATCTTAGGTGACTATGACTTTCCAATAGATACAATATCAATGGCAGGTACATATGATGATGACTGCGAAACAAAGCTAGTCAAATGCCATGATCGTATGATGATAGTCAGAACAGATACAATGGAGTATCTTGGCAATCATTCGATTGCATACAGACCAGTAGAACACAAAGCTATCATTGATCCGATTTATGAGATGATGCAAAAAGTGTCAAAGGATTTTGTGCCACAGATAAACATGATGCACAATGGTGCAATGATGAAAGCAACATTTACTTGTAAGGATATTACAATACAAGATCCACAGTTGCATAGTTACATTGCATTTCGTATCACAGTACGCAACTCATACAATGGTGTATGGTCAGTGATGATTACTGCAGATGGTTTGAGATTGTGGTGCGATAATGGTTGCACTACTCCTGATAAGATTGCCAACTATACACAAAAACATAATGGTAAATTCTATTACAACTTTGATCACATTGAGCATTTGATTCAAGAGTTCAAAAGTAATGAGCAACGCTATCGTGCATGGTATGACACACCAGTTTCTCAACATGAAGCAAATGAAATGTTCAACAAACTTACTTACACACCAAGACCAACAGTTGATGGCAGGTATCGTAATGAAAGACAGTTCCAAACTCTCATGGATACTTGGGCAAGATATCAAAAAGATATTGGTTGTAATAAATGGGGTTTATACAATGCAGTAACTGATTGGATATCACACCCACAAGAAGTAAAAAATAAACATAAAACTACTGTCGAAAGAAACAGTAAGTTGCTATCATATATGAACAGACCCAGTTCAATGTTCTATATGAAAGGAAGTTACGGAACGATCTAATATAAAGGAGGTACAAAATGACGATATTAGGTTTCAGAAAACAAGAGTTATCTACTTGCCGATCTATTGCAAGTATTGCTACACCACCTGAGTATAGACTTATCTATACTCATATGGCAGCACTTGGAGCAGAACGCAGTGGACTTAATGAAGAAGCATGGGTAAATAAAATGACTGCCATGACAATCAAAGTACATGAAAGACAATACGAAGACAAACAAGCTAGTAGTATTATCGAAAATGTATTACTTGATAGTCAAGTCAAACACATGAACTTCAAATGAAAAACACAGTTAAGTATCAATACAAATCTATAGTAGAAAGGCTAGTATTTCTGCGGAGAATAAGAAAACTTTCGCAGGAACAAATAGCAATAGACATTGGTGTTGATACAAAACTATTTGGAGAATGGGAACGTATGGTGCGTGAGCCTAGACTTTTTAACTTGCTTTGTTGGTGTGAAGCATTGCAAGTTTACTTAACGATTACAGCAACAGATGAGGAGTTTTAAATGGAAACTATATTACAAATTGCAAAAGACAATGCAGATAAAGCTAATTTATATGGTAAACTATCTGCTATGTATAAGATACAAGGTCTTATACAAAAAGAAATAATTGAACTAGAACGTAAACTTTCTGAAGATGACAAGCAAAAGTAAACGTAAAGGTAACTACCATGAAAACTGGTTTGTAAAACTATTCAACTCATGGAAGTTACCTGCAAAAAAAGTGCCACTATCAGGTAGTCTTGGTGGTGAACATACTGGTGACATCAAACTATTTATCAATGATAAAGAGTATGTTGTTGAAATAAAATACAGAGCAGTAGATAAATTTCCTAGTGTTTTCAAAGTGTTACAAGGAAAAGATATTGCAATGTATAAACGTAAAACTGGTGATCCAAGATGGGTTGCTATTATACCTGATAAAATATTTAAGGAGTTAATCAAATGAATTATCATTTAAATTGTGTTATATGTAAAAAAATCATAGAACCTGATCGTGATAAAGATGGTCATATTTACTGGCATGGTGGTCATAATCCTGCACCAATACATGATAGTGGATATTGTTGTGGCAAATGTAATAGAGATATAGTTACACCTACACGATTAGCAGAAATAAAAATTAATATGTATGATAAAAGGAGGTAACAATGGCTAACTTACAAAACAATGTATACCTTGAGTGGGAACAAAAGGTATCACAAATCAAAGGACTTGAACAAAAGATCAGCGAGTCTGAACATGTAGATGAGATTAAAAGATTTGTAAACTACAATCTTAAACCCAAACTTCAATACGAAAAAGAATGGTGCGATCATTTTGCAGAACACTTCTATAATGAATATTGGCATGGCGTTATAGGAGATCCATATGCCGAAACTTACTAATGAGTGGCAACCAAGCCAAGAAGTAATCAATCAATACAAGGAGGTCAACCATGACAGAGAGATCAAATACTTCAAACATTTCTATATTACAAACTCGTATTCTAAAGAAGACTGGAATACAGTCTATTGCGAATGGTGTAAGAAACAACTCACTCGCAAAAACACTGGTCGAACAAGCAGGATCAGACCCAAACAAAGTAACGAAAGCGACAGTTTCTATCTTAGAGTCCATAATCAAC